AGCATTTCTTGAACAATTTTTAACTTTTCTTCGGCTGAAGCTACTTGCTCAATTAGCTTATCTACTTCAGCTACTATATCAGGATGTTCTGCAACACCTACTGAGTTACTAGTATAGTTTTCTATATTTACTGCAAGCTTTTTTAATTCTGCTATATATTGGCTAGACAGTGCTTCTAATATAAGTATTACCATTTCATTCTTGGTATTCATTTACACTATCCCGCAACCTCTCTAAGCGTTCCAGAGAATTCACTCTCCCCTGACTGCGGTACATTTCCAGTTCCGATGTTGCCACCGCCAGTACCCGTAACTCCGACATCTTGGCCTTCTGGAGGTAATCCTTCAGGGCCTCCCATATCTCCGGGTTGTTCACTAGCGGCTTGAGCCTCCTGACCAGTGCCTTGTCCAGCATTTTGTAATCCTATGATTCTAGCCATCACAGCGGCTTCTTCTGGATCATTCAATAGTTCTTCTGGGTCAAGTTCTAATGAATAAGCCAGTTCGCTGATAAGCTTGTTGATTTTAATGAATGGTGCGATTGAAGGATTCTGCGCTGTTTGTAGGAACATTGTCAAGCGTTGACTACGTACTTCTTTTTGCATCAGGCTGTTAGTGCCTGTAGCTTTTACTTCTAGATCGCCTTCTATGTTTAACTTCTTATCTAAGAACTGCATATTCCACTGATAATAAGCTTCGCCCAAAGGACGCAACAGAAAATCGTCTAGATTTTTTATAACTGTTTTGATGTTTAGTGAGGCTGCACCTAAAAGCATAGACATACCAGATGCGGTACGTGTCATACTCTGTACGCCTGTTTGACCGTGTGAGTAACTAGGAATACCTGTTTGTTCGTCTGCAAGCTGACGGAACCTGTCAAACATCATCATGTTTTCGTTTGATGTGTTGGGGAACTTCAAACCATTGATAGCTTGTCCGGGTACGCCAGCCTGACGCTTAAAGATTTTGCCCGGATATATCTCCATGCTTTGACCACCAACAAGAGCAGACTCATCAACATCAAATACCAACGAACCTGACAGGGCAAGGTTATCAATAGCCATACGTGCATGACCATTCATAATCTTTTGAGAGTCATCCATGTTCTCAGCAACGCCAATGCCAAAGAAGCTATAAGGATTACGCTCATAAGGAAAAGCATTGTAAGGAATACGATGAGGGGTAAACGGATTAACAACAGCCCTGAGTATATTACCATTACATACCCAAGCATTTATCTGTACTTCGTCTAAGTCATCAGTATCTTCTGGAAGCTCCATGCCGGCTTGTTTGGCATATTCAGCGTCCATAATGCCCCAGTACTCTAAGACTTCGTACTGGCCTGAGCCATAGTCTTCTGAGCGTTGGTCATCTTTTAGTTCGTGTTCGTAATGCTACGGCTCATAATTAGGCCCCATCTGTAGGGTAGCGCGTATAGCATCCTTATCAAAATAAGGCATACGAGCCAAAGCACGTACCTGCGACTTGTTCATCTTGTGACGATGGAAAGCATATTCACACTCGTCCATGTTAGTCGCGTTAGGATCTGGAAAGAAATCCCATATGCTAACAAACTCTATGCGGGGTACTCGTACTTCTACAGGGTTGTATTCTCGTTGGCCTTCTGCATTTTCTGTCCAACGGTTCAGAGTTTTATTAAAATTAAATGGGCCTTTAACAATACCTGTACCAAACAACGCACATTCAAACAGTGCATTGCGTATCTCGCTAGAACCTTTAGACTCTTCTATCTGATCATGGATAAGCTTTTCCATGCGTCTAGCGGCTTCTTGTGCTGGCTTGGTTTCGTAGAACTGTGGGATGGCCGAGCCACCATCAGTCAACACATCCTTCAGCACAGCATCTATATCTTCTGTTTCTCCCTTATTGTAGGTTGCCCCGGCATTTAAGACCTGTTTTCCGTCACCTGCATACCCTACATCGTAAGGATTAGTTGCGCTAGGCTCCGGGGCTGGCGAGCTAGTCTCAATGCTGGGAACCGGGTTTTGCGTGTCTAGATGAGCGTACTCAGCTACACCCTCCGGCATCTTTGTTTCAGATATTCCAATCGGGAGCTTATTGGAACCAAAGACTACATCAACTAGCTGGCCAAAAGCGGCAAGCACTTTAGTTTTAGTTACTTTTACAAATACTCTAGATTTTTCTGATTCTCTAAACTTATAGTGCTTAGGGTAAAGTCCACGGTAATTATGATAACCAGTTATCCAACGCTTCTCGTCATGATCCCTAGCATCCTTGGCTGACTGATAACGATCATAAATAACGCCAGTAAATTGATTGTGGAGAGATTCTTCAAGGTTAAGTGTCTTACCCTGTTCACCCTCTACATCTTGAAAGTAGACGTTATTAGCGTTATCTGTTATTGAGTTTTTGTCAGCCATACTATTACCTATATCAATAACCAAACTCTGAATCTAAAGGCGTAAATGCCTGTTCACGATGCATATGTCTGATTCTTGTTAGTGGATCGGCTATTCGGGGCCTTGACATTATCAAGTACCTTAACGCATCGTATGCGTGGTCAGGGGCGTGAGTATCCACATCCTCTGGGTTTGACCGATCTAAAGGAATACTTTGAAGTTCACGTATCAGGTTAGGGCAAGTATTAAATATTTGCAGTCGCGGCCTACCGCTTTGTTGTACCTTCAAGTATTCGTGAATTTGTATCTTTCCTTGTATACGGTTCTTGTCAGCTCTTCGTAGTTTATGGCCTACGCGCATCAAAGACTCGCCTACTGTAGGGCCTGTCGTACCTGTCTTGGCCCATGCTGCTGTATCTAAAACACCGGGTACAGCAAAAGGATCTTGGGCTTCCATTTCGGCTATCATGTTCCCAAGATCTTCGCCCGTAAGTCCTTTACGGTATAATTCTCTATATATAATTAAAGTACCGTCTGTTGGATCAACTGTCCCCCATACACAGGCACTCTCTGACGCATAACCATAGTCAATCCCTTTTATTCGTTCCCATCCTATTGGGATATCAAAAGGAGTAACTACGTGGGCTGCTGTATCAAACTCAGTGAATGCAGCACCCTCTGCGATTTCCCAATTACCTTCTAGTAATTGTTTTCGCTGGATGTCAGGGAGAGCCTTGAGCATCTCCTCATAACGTCCATCTTCAGCCAGATAAGGATTATCATCTAGTCTAGCTGGTATAAACTTTCTTGTTAGACCATCTTCGCCCTTAAAAGATTCGTTAGGCGGTGATGGTAATATATATCGTTTCTTTACCCAATGTGCGCCAACACCACCGGGGTTAGCGGTACATCGCATATAAGGCACAATCTCTGGATCAGTAGTACGTAATCGTGATGCCAGATAATTCCACCCAAACTCTGTCGGCAAGTGGGTAATCTCATCAAAACCTATCCAACTATAGGCTTGACCTTGGTAACGATAGACATCTGCATCTCGTTCCAAGAATCCAAATTCTACTTTGGCCCCTGACGGGAAGTTCCAAAGTTTTTCTACCTCCCGATACTTACAGCCGGGAAAGGCTCTTGGATATAGCTCTCGTGACTTGTCTATTAGCTCTCGTAGCTCTGGCATAGACCGTCTTAGTATTAAGGCCCTATGAGAGGCCCTGTGAGCGTATCTGAGAGGATCTATGAGCATGGCATAGGACTTACCACCCCCTGCTGCTCCACCGTACAGTACGTCCCTCTCAGGAGCTGCTAGGAAGTCTGTCTGTGGCCCTTCATTAGGCTTGAAGATAACATTATCGTTAGCTTCTTCGCGCAGGGCTTTTGGAACCTTAGACAGAACATCATCAGTAATGACTTTGTTCTTGTTATTATTATCTAGTTTGCTTAGAGTTTCTTTAGAGGCTTTTAGTTTTTCTCGCTGCTGGGAGAGTTTAATGCTTGTACGCTCTGCTTCTTTTTCTTTTTTGCGTACAGCTCTCCGCGCCTGTATCTTTGCTTTCGTTTCTGAATGGTAGTTGTAGCCTCTACCCTTTGAACCCTTAGGTCTACCACCTTTGCGTCTTGGAGTTCCGTCCTTCTTTAGAACGAAATTACCCTCCTCGTCTGTAAGGTAGTTCTCAGGATTTTTCTCCCAATCTTCCATAAATAATATTCTTTAGGCCAACATGACTAATACTTCTACCCGTCATGTGAGTTAACCACTCAGCACCCTCTCGTAACGACATCATGTCTGAAGATACCAATTCTTTTATTTTATCCACAGATTCTAGTTGCTGCTCTATCGGCTCTAGAGTTTTTTCATCTTCGGATAATCTATATCCAAAAGGTATTGTGCTGCTAGTTCGCCTCATTAGCTTTGGCCGGTAGTATAAATAAACCACCATTCATATTATTATTTACGTCTAGTCTTTCTTGTTTTCCTAGTCCTGTGCGGTCTAGGATGGTTTGTGCAGCCTGAAGACGCATATTAGCCTGTGGGATAGGCTGATCAGAGTGCATAACCTCCACAAGCTTCATAGCGGCTTGGGGTGCTGACTGAGCTAGAATGTTAGAGGCCAGATCTATAATTTCGTGTTTGAGAGCCTTGACTACCTGCCAATGTCCATTCTGGGCGTATCCCGCCAACTCAGCAGCTTTCTTAGGATCACCTCCAGTTTCAACCAGATAGTCCAAGAAATCTTTTTGCTTTACTGTT